CTAAATAACGGCACATCTTGGAACCCTGGACTTAAGGACTTTCAAGCTACTGATTGGGAAGTTATCAAGTATGAAGTTGATGGTAACGTAGTTATCACAGGAGGTTAATCATGGAAGGTTATTTTATAGTTAAGGACGATGTGGTCCTTGCAAAATATCCGCCTACCTTCGAGCACTCACTTCTCAAGAAGTGGGTAGAGAAAGAAGGCGGGAAGTATGATGAAGCCAGACGTGCTAACGGCGTGGACTGTGGCAACGGTGTTGTGTTACGCACCTACAACCCTGCCCCAAAGTCTTTCGCTATTGGTAAGTTTGGTAAGTGCGAAATAGGCTTAGCGGTAGTGAATGGGTTCGTAGAACGTACTGGCACCGTTAAGAAGGCTGGGTTACCTAGAGCTAAAAAAAGGGCACGAGAGTTGGTGAAATCACAACTCGAAGGACTGGAACCTAAACTGGTCGTGGATGGCGTTACACTAACCATGGACCAATTCGAGGTATTTCGCAAAGAAGCTCTGAACTTCTTTGAGGAAGATGCTACTGGCACTTTCCATTATGAGTTTGGTGAAGAAGTGTTGAGTGTGACCAAGCAGCAGTTCAATAAAATTGACAAGACGAAGATTCAATCTTACCGCCTTATCAAGAAAGATGTGAACGCACTTCTTAAAACACTACCTGACTGCACCACTACGGAACAGGTAGAAGAGTTGCATGCCACTATAAAGGCTCGCATGGAAGCTCCCTAAGACATTTTTTGGTGGAGCCTCTCAAAAGACTTGACAGCACCCTCGCAGGGTGCTATTTTTATAAATGTGGGGTGAAACCCCAGTGAATTAACTACGAGACGAAGGAGTCTATCATGGGATTAAAAGAACGAGCAAGCAAAGGTATGATCGAAAAAGCAAGAGAACAACAAGCTAAAATTATAGCGGAAGCTAACGCCAAAGCAGCACGCATCCAAACAAAGAGCCGTGCAGCTCGTGTTAAGGGTGACGTTGTTTCTCCTGAAGAAGTTGGAGCTAATGCGAAGATTGTAGACGCAGTATGGGAAGCGAATCGTGAATTACTTACTAAGCAAGAAGCCAGAGAAATGGTGAAATGCGTATTAGGTACAGTAGCCGCTATCCTCAAGAAAGATAATCGTGTAGACCTTATCGATATGGGCGTGTTAAAAATCGTTCAACGTAAAGCAAGAGTTGGTCGCAATCCTCAAACCAAGAAAAAGATAAATATCCCAGCTAAAAAAGCTGTGGTATTTTCTGCAGGAAAGTCTTTAAAGGCTGCTGTGAATTAAGTTTCGTCCAAAAAAGTCCCTGTCCTCCGACAGGACTTCCTTTCCTGAGCCACTTCGCACAAGTGGCTCTTTTTGTATTTGGTGTGCTAAAATGAGACTTAGGAGGTGAAATATGACCATCCGAGAGAGCGTGAGTAAAAGTCGGAAGAAGAAACAAACCCGAAATTCACTTACAGCAAAAGGAATAGGATATGACAAAGTCCGCTCTAAAATATCAAAAGGACCAGATGGTTACGGGAAAGTTGTTTCCGTAGCTCGTGAGAAACTCATGCAGAAACTGGGGTATGACCCAGGTGTGGATGTAGTGGCTCAACACTTGGAGCCTGGAGCACACTTTGAAAAAGACGGGGGAGCGTTTAAGAAAGGCACCCGTTCAGAGAATACCGCAGAGTCAAATAGCCTAAGGGCAGCACTAAAGAAAAGGAGAGAGAATGGCAGAAAAACTAAAAAGTAAACTCCCAGATGGAGTAGAGGAGTTCTTGGCGGTGTACGCACCTTATATGGATAGCGTAGCTGGCTCCAAGCCAAGTGAGAAGTACAAACCAGACCAAGACATGTTAGAACGCCAGCACGAAATGGCTATGGAATTTTTAAACTCTATGAGACGTTCGGGAGGGTCTCCGAGTGTGCGTTACTCTTCGGGTGGCGGAGGTGGGGGTGGTTCTCCCTCTATGGGTGGAGGATACGTTCCACCTCCAATGGAAACTATAACCCAACCAGCAGTAACCCCCGCACCCGCACCCGAAGTAACTACTCCCGAAGTAGTGGCACCTCCTACGGATTCCTATACATTCAAACGTGAAGAACCCACTAAAAAAGCTGAAAAGAAAGAAGATGACGAAGGCGGACTGTCTCCATTACTCGGACTAATCCCAGGAGCCTTAGCAGGTTCGTGGTTATGGGGTAAGAACGCAGGCAAGCAAGCCCGTAAGTTCGTGATACCTTGGGGAGACGCTCCTGCAGGAAAAGCCCCCCAGAAGCAACTCACAGGAAAAGCACCTCAGAAACTCCTAGAAGGTGATGGATTCCTTAAACATTTCGAGCAACAAGGTACTGGCAAACCCATGACTCCTGAGGACTTCCTCAAATATTACATGGGCAAAGCGGCTAGCGACAAGACCCCTCTCAAAGATGTGAAAGATATTGGCGATTTACCGAGTCTTTCACCTAAGTGGACTAAGGCTAAAGGCGGAAGTGGGGTTAAGGTTAATATGAGAGATAAGGCGGGAGAGAATCACTATGGAGGCAGAGGCTCTTTATATGTGTTTGAAGATAACGTATTGGACTATGAGTTTGGTAGGTTGATGGATGAAGCAAAGGCTAAAGGGGAAGTACCCGATGTGGACAAAAGTTTCAGTAAGTACTTCGGAGATGACTCGGATGTGTACAACAAATACAAAAGATCTGCCTTTAAAGATGCTACTGATGAGGAGTTAAACGCCATGGGAGAGAGAGGCAAACCCCATAGCTCACTAGTGGGTGGACTACGGGAGGACTCTAACTCCCCTAAGAAAAAACCAATAATAGATATAGAACGCCAAATGTGGCGAGAAGATCCTGTAGAAGGTGAGCTACTTCCTAAACCAAAAGAGCTGCAACCAACCTCTCCTACCAAGACCAAACCTATCATAGATGCAGAGTTTGAAGAATGGCAACTCCCTGTACGCAAAGGAAAGACACCTTTACTGGAGAATGCTATAGAAGGTGGAATGGATGATACTTTAGTCGAATTTGGCAACGAAAAACCGTTTACTGATTTTGGAGCATCTATCAACCCCAAAGATCAAAAAACCATCAACAAACTCCACGGCTCTCAAGCTATGGCAGAAAAAGAGGCAGAGCACCAATGGAATATTCTCCAAATCCAAGCTGCGGATGATGCCCAAAAGAATGGAACTTCGTATGCGGTGGAGCTCGCAAGACTTATGGGATTGCTACCCCCCTCCACAAGACAAGCCGTAGAGGGGTTAATGACTAAAGAAAAGAATACCAAGAGTGGGAGTCCTTCGTTCAATTTTAACCCCGAGTCCTCTCAAACTGGGAGATCCTCTTATGATGAGATGCTCGGGGCTCTCACCAACCCTGAACGCATTGGAAAGTTAAGAGATGCCGCCCAAGAATCCACAGTATCTTTCAAACCCTCCAAGCAATCGGTAGAGGATGCTATGTGGCTCGAAGACAACGAAAATTACACTAACCTTATGCGAGGTATAAATAACGACTATCGCCGAAATTCACTCGTTAGAGAAGGTCAGAAACAAGCTAACAACCTCAATAAAGAATGGAAGGCTAAAAGCCTCTCTCCAAAAGAGATAGCAGAATTAACGGATTATGTGAAACAAAGGGAAAAAGAACTTACTTCGGGTTCTAAAGGCGAGTTAGAAGTTCCCGAAGGACTCCCTCCAGAACTAAAACAATTAGAAGATAGTGGTGTTCTTGAGAACATACTTAGGCAGTTAGAGGAATTAAAGGGAAAATTTGGGGATACTCTACCTATGGAGGACCAGAAGATGGCTTCGTTCGGGAACGAAAAAGCTTTCCAACTCTCCCCTGAGATAAAGAAGATGCTCTCTAAAGAAAAGAATATGAGCACTATCAAACGCATGTTAGAAGACATGAGGAATAAAGGAAAATGAGTAAAGCAAAAGAGAAACTAGCCCTCATCAAGCGTTATACGGATATGCAACAAGAGGCTTGGCTACAACAGCTATCCTCTTTCATACCCGACATGAAAGAGGCTCGTCCAACTCCTAAGCAGATCAAGTTCTTTAGTGACCCCGCATATCTCATTCTACTCCGTGCGGGAAACCGTACAGGTAAAACATTCTCTACCACTCGTGACCTCTCGTGGAAGCTAACACGAACCCACCCTTACAGACCTGAGTATAATGCCAGCCACCTCAATTCAGTAAAGAATTGGGGTTCGGTGGACATCTTCGATGCTTACTTGCGTACGGAGCCTAAGGTATTCTGGGCTTTAGGACCTGACTACGACTTCGTTAATGATACTCTTTGGGGAATGTACCTCAAGAAATTCATCCCGTCTTGGTACTATATGGACGAAGACGGAAAAGAAATGATCAGTTACACGCAACAGGGAAACATCGACACTATCACCTTTAAGAACGGAGATATCCTACAGTTTAAGACCTACTCTCAACGGTTGTTGTCACTCATGGGTCGTAAAGTTGACGAGATTATGATAGATGAGATGCCAGACAACCTGCAACTCATCACAGAACTCATGATGCGGCTTCAGGATACTAACGGTACGCTCGTGATGGGATTTACCCCCTTGGTCACCTGTCCTGACATAAAGACGGTGTTAGAGGGTCACCCTCTCATATCCCAACACATTTGGACTGTAGCGGATAACCCACTTTATAGAGACAACCCCGAGAAGATGGAGCGGTACCTCAGAGATCTAGCGCACCTCCCACCTAACGAGAGGCTAGCCCGACTCCAAGGTGATTGGTACTATGAACTAACCGACTTGTATGTGTTCGAAGGTTTAGCACCTACTGAAGTATCTGATTTCGAGGTTCCTATAACTTGGCGTAGAGTTAGGGCACTAGACCCATCCACACACACGAACGGGTATGTGGAAATGGTAGAGGACCCAAACACTCGTAACGAAAAAGGAGAGTGTGACTGGTATGTGGTGTCTTCTGTGGAGTTATCTTGGAAGGATAAAGTATCTGTGGAGATTCTAGTCCCTGAAGTGACTAAGCTAAAACCTCATGCGATGCAAGACTACGTTCTAAGCATTTACGATAATGCAGAGTCTTGGTTTGGAGCATATAGTGAAGCCATGAAAGATGGATGGATTCCATGTATACTCAAGAACAAAGAGAACCTCATTATGAATCTTAGGGTGGTAGCCTCTAATGGTAGAATAAAATTCTTCAAGAATGGTGCGAGTGGTGTCCTATCTCAAATACGTTCATACCGAAAAAGAGATACAGGTTCCATCATTAAGAAAGATGACCACATGTTGGATGCACTCATGTACTTGTGTATGCAACTACCTAAAGCAGAAGGACCTCCGCCACTTCGTGTGACCATGCACCAAGAAATGGTGATGCACACTATGAGAGAGTGCTTGACACCTAGGGAACCAGAGAATACAATGAGATATAAGGGCAAAAGAACCCTTGGAAGGAGCTTAAGATGACGATATATTTAGCTATAGGTTTAGCTGGGATTATTATAACGCAATTTATTCTTGCGTACTTTATGAAGCAGGCATTTACTTCACAAATAAACAGCCATATGCGTACCTTAGACGCAAGGGTTCGTGAGATGGATCCACTTATGCGTAAGTACGAAACGAGTGTTATAGTTGCCTCAAGAGCGGCTGATTCACTAAAAGAGCAATCCGATAGGTTGGAGGCGATGTATGCCTTCACAGGTAAGACCGCACAAGTCTTAGCAAAAATCTCTGAACAAAGGAAAGCTAGATGAAATTTACAGAAATGACCATTGAGGACTTTGGAAAGCTGGTTAAACAGCGATTCAAGCTCGTGGAAAAGGATAACAAGAAACTCACCAAAGAGTTCGACATCGCTAACACCACTTACCAAATGATAGACCCTACCAGCAGTACGGACTTCGGGTTTGATGCGTCTGTTGCTAAATTCGTGGATGCTTTGTCTCAAGCTGGTGTGGTACAAAATGATACTGGTCCAGCCAATGTTACAGGCACGGAATCACTTTGGGGTGCACTATTCTTACACTCTAAACTCTCTATCACCAAGCCAGATTGCCATTGCCAAGCGAGCACAAATGACTGGAATGACATACAGGCTGCTAAGTTCGGAACACTCTTCTTCAACTACCTAGAAGAAGCTATTAAAGTTACGGACACTATAGAGCGAACACTCTACTTAGATACGAGTATCTTCGGAAACGGTATACTGTACATTGGTTGGGACAGTAACGGGGGCAACGTAAAGTCCTACGACCCTGAGACTAAGACCTTAGAAATGACTGGTAACTTCGAGCTACGAAGAGTGAACCCGTACTTCTTCTACATCGAACCAAACGTAACTTCTCTTTCAGAAGCCAAGTGGTGCTTCGAGAAACACTATATGACGGTGGAAGAATTGTGTTATGTATTCCCTAATATGGTAGAACACATCAAAGAGTTCCACCGTACGGAATCAGAGAATCACAAGCACATGGGAACCGAAGTTAAAGAAGAAGGCATTTGGGTGTTGGAATACTGGGAAAAAGCTCTTCCTTGGAATGCCATGCGTGGTCGCCACGCTGTGTTCATGATAGCGTCTCAACACGCTCCCGAAGTGATTCACGAAGTGCCTCGCATGAAGTGCCTACACATTGAAGACAACCCATATAAACACGGTGAGCTTCCTTTCGTAATGCTTACGGACATCGATATTGCAGGTAGTCCATGGGGATTGAGCAGATTGGTCTTGTGCTCCCCTACCCAAGAAAATATAGACCGCATCCTTTCCATCTGCCTTGACAACTCTATCCTACACGGACAGATTCACCTCATGGTTCCAGATGGCACACAAAACAAAGACAACCTTCGTACTGACGACCCTATCCAAGTGTTCCATTGGAATGCCGCAATTGCAAACGGGCAAAAGCCTACTCAACTAAACCCTGTGGGCGTGTCTTCAGATTTCTGGAGACAATATGAAATCTATAAGAGACAGATCAACAGTATCTTTGGTGCTGGTGAGTTCTCGCAAGGAGAAATCAAACGTGAGTTATCTGGATTTGCTGTTATATCTGCTATCGACACAGACGACAAGTTCCGCATACGACTATTCAACAAAAAAGTATCAGTACTAAAGAAGATGTGGGAGATGTTACTACACATCGGACAACAGTTTCTCCCCGAAGATATGCTTATTGGGCTGTCTGGTGGTAGTCGCTTGGGTGCAGCCCAAATGTTTAAGGTCTCAGACCTATCTGGAAACTTTGATGTAAAAGTTGGTTTTGGACGCTTTATGCCTGCGGATCCATCTGCTGCAAAAGAATACATGTTCCAGTTACTTCAAACAGGAGCCTACGAGAAAGCGGGCGGTGACTACAAGAGGATTGTATCGTTGCTGTTGGACGGCGGTGTAGTAGACTTCCAAAATTATTGGGATGGTGCATTTAGTGTCCAAGAGAACGAAATAGTGCGGATGTTAGACGGTCAACAAGTTCCTGTGACGGAAGAGCAAGACCACATGGCACACATGAATTGTATCAATGAGTTCATGAACAACATGTTCTACGAGAGTCTTCCTGACAACTTGAAAGACATCGTACGCTCACACAAGAAAGGTCACATGGACCTTTACGCCAAACTCCAAGCCCAGGCACAACCTCCACCAGAAGCTGGTGCGGAAGGTCAGCCACCTCAACCTCAACCAACGAACGGAGCCCCTGCTCCACAGAGTCCACAACCCCCAGCACCACCAAAAGCTGGATTATAAAAGGAGCCCTATATGAATATAATGTTAAGAGATATCGAAGACGGACAAACAGGCGGAGGAGCACCTGCACCAGCCTCTAACCCTTTTGGTGGAGGCTCACAAGCCTCTGACCCTTACGCCCAGCAATACACCAGCGAAGATGATTTATTCTCTGGACTGGAAGATTACTTCTCCAAACAAGAAGAAGTTAATGACCCCAAGTTTGAGGGATTCCAAATACCTCAACAACGTAAGGACCCTAACGGACAACCAAAAGAACAAGACCCTAACGGACAACCGCAAGAAGAGTTCAAACCAATGAAGCTCCAAGTGGGTGATCGTGAAGTTGAGATTAAGTCCAAAGAAGTATTGACGGAGCATGTAAAACGTTCCCACCTAGCTGGTGAGCTTTATCAAGAATATGGCGAACTCAAGAAGCAGTATGAAGACATCAAAGGTGACTTCGATGAGCTACAAAGACTTTCCGCAGAGGACCCACTAGAGTTCCTGAACATTATCACAGAGAAACTAGATGTGAATAAGGTGTCGGAATGGATGAAACAAAAAATAAGTTATTGGAAGATGGATGATCAGCAAAGAGCCCAGTATGAACAATACATGCAAGGGCAAAAAGCTATTCGTCAACAAGCTCTACTCCAACAACGTATGGAACAGTTAGAACAAGCCGAACGAAGCAAGCGTGCAGATGATGACCGTAGACAATTGGAATCCTTCCACGAATCGCTATTGAATCAGTACAACTTCCTTGATAAGGAATGGGTAACACGAGTAGTTAGCCAACAAGTGCAACTGGCTCAACAAATCCAAGCGAGTGGAAAAGATGTTTCACTCCCTCAATTCAAGAAAATGGTACAAGACATCATTGACCCTATTGCACGCCAGTTGAAACCTCAACAAAATCCCATGGGAGCTTTGAGAGGTTCCACGAATCCTGGAGCTGTAAGACCTCAAGGAGTCCAACAATCAGCCTACGATAAAATGGCTTATGACGAGTCTCTAGGCTTCGAATACCTCGAAAGTCTGCTAAATTCCTAAACCCCATTGCAAGCTACTATAAAACCATGTTAATTTAAAAACAGAGGGCTATAGTAGCCCAAGAATCTTTTTTAAGGAGGAATGCTATGACAATAGCAGGTCAATCAACAAACTTTTTCTCTGGTAACGTACAGATTGCGGATGCCCTCCGCATTATCTACAAAAGTGGTACGAAAGTACTATGGGCTGATAAAAACCATTTCGACTTAGCTACCAAAAAGGAAGCTTGGAAGGGCGGTAAAGAGGTGCGTATGCACTTTAGTTTATCAGCTGGTGGTGGATCTATGAGCGGTATGGCTTCGGAACGTGGTACTTTTGCCCGTACTGACCGTGCTCGTGGTATCCAAGGAAGCTACCATGCTAAGTTCCAAACATTTACTTTAGGTCACGATCGTATGTCTGAAGAAATGTCTAAGGGCGATGCTGCGGCGTTCATCTCTGAAAAGAAACGTGAATACCAACAAAAAATTAAACTACACCGTACTGAACTAGCCGTACAACGTCTAGGTGATGGTACTGGTCGTAAGTGTACACCGATTGGTATTGGTGCATTGAACGCAGATGCTGGTGCGAGTTTTGCTCACACAGAAAACATGCCACTCCCTGTTAAAATCGGAAATGGTTTAAACGTAGCTGGTTCTATCGCTCATCTCTATGAAGATGCGGTTGTATCCTTTATCTTCGCTTCTTATGACGAAGACGACAACGGTGTTTACGAATTAGACGAAACAACATGTATCCCTCGTTACTTGAACGTTAGCTTCTTGAATGCTGGTGTTCGTGCTACTTACGAAGCTTTCCGTGTAGTGAGATATGACCAAGACACACAAATCGCATGGGTTATGCCAGGACGTAAACAAATAGACGGTACAGTTGGCGTAGAAGATTACATCCAACAATCCTACTGGGTTAAAGATGACTCTGCTGCTATGACAGTAACATTCCGCCGTGGACGTACTTTCGATGGTCTAAATGCTTCTGTTGCTGTGGACATGCCTGATATTTCTGGTGCATTAAACCCAGCTGGTCGTACAGCGGCTTGTTTCTGGATTCACCCTGAGTTCATTACTACTGGTAACGTAAGCTTCGGTGGTTCGGATTCTAACTTCACTAACTATAGCACAACCACTATGACTTCTGCTCAAATTGGTCGTCTGCAATTAGGTCTAGGTTGGACTAGCGACACACACATCGATAAGATTTCTCCATTCGTTGTGACTGGTTTCGAAACACTTATGAAGAATATGACAAATACCATCCATGGAATCAAACGTTCTAAGATTATTCAAATGCTTCCAACAGCTGGTGACGGCTTAGGTCGCCCACTTGATCTTTCTATGTTGAACCGTTGGATCACAACTCACGTTCTACGCAACGAAGGTAAACTCCCTGAATGGTCTACTATCATGATGAACTCTTTAGTGTATAGTTACTTTGAAGTAGCGTTCATGAAAGATATGAAAGTTGAAGAGACTCAACAAGGTGGGTTCTCAGCTCACTATATTATCGTAAGCGGTAAGAAGTTCAAGCTCACAGGACACCCAGGCGTTCGTCACGATACTATCTTTGCTATTCCTGACAAAGTTGTAACACTTTATGGAATGGAAGTTACCCCTGTGAATGTTGGTGGAACTTCTACCTTCATCGCTTTAGATAGTGCTGGTCGCCGTGTGAATGCTGAAGAGCAATACTTCACAACTTACGGTGAACAAGTTATTGAAGACCTCAAAGCTTGTGCGTTCCTAACTAATTTCACAATAGCTTAATCACTAAGGAGCTGATCATGATGCAACTCAACAATATCCGTGAAGGTCATGCAGATAAGATCAACTCCATTCTCGTTCACCAAACCTACGACATGGGATGCCATGTCGGTAGGCAGATGGCGGCAGAATGGGGCGGGTTATCTGAGAACTTTCTCGGTAAATGCTTATGGGATGTCTCCGCTGTGGGGATTCCTGAATATACTGTAACTGATTCTAATGACTATGTAGTATACCCAGCTAACCAAGTACTCCTCGTGCGTACTGGTGCTGACGTAGCCGCTACAGCAGGTATCATTAAGTCTACTGCGACTTCTCGCAGTTACTTCAACATGGGTTTAGACGATGCAGCTTCTGCTGTTATCGGATTCTCTCAAGATGATTCTCTACCTTTCTCAGGTGGTCGTAATATTGATGTTCGTATGAACTTAGCTTCATTATTGAACCTCAGTCAACTCGCTACCGAAGGCTTCTTCTGTATGGGCTTAATGGCTGCAGAAGGTGCTAATTTTTTAGTAACTGATACTTTGGAAGGCGGTCTTGCTAACGCTCCTTCTGCGGATTTCGTTTATATTGAAATAGCTCAAGGCTGTATGAGACTCGTTTCTCGTAACGGCGTGAACGCTATTTACTCTCCACGAGTTCGCTTAGACAATCCTACTGGACCTTTTACGCTAACTCTTCGTTGGGGTGCTAACGCTAGAAAAGCTACAGCTCACATTAATGAACAAAAGTTCTGTGAGTTAGAGCTTCCTGTTAACCACCTAGAAACTAAAGGACTACAGTTCTTTAGTAAGGTGGGACACAAAGCGGCTTATGCAGGAAACCCTATGAGTGTTGCTGTAGAGGGTATCCAAGTAACGCAATACTTAACGTTTGATGGTAACAAGTAAGGAGTAACATATGGCATACAATGGATTGACACCCTATCTGGGGTTGAGGCTAGTCACTCTTAAGAGTGACAGTTGGTATGCCGATATGACCGTAAACCTAAACACCATCGACAATATCGCAAAGAACTTTATGGTACAGCCTCGTGCTGGTATGCGTACAGGTATCCGTGCGATGTTGAAAGATGGAACTCTAGTGGATGCCGTAACGGTAGATCCACAAAGAGACGGGTCGCTTAAGATTATCCTTGGGCGAATAGATGGAAGCGACAGCGTCATGGTGGCGGGTTCGTTTATTTTTACTTCAATCTCTATCATCAACCAAAATATTACGGGGTTTGGTAAGTTGTTACGCATATACGCAGACTACCCACTCAATAAAGATACCAAACTCACTCTCAATACCCGAGACTCAGAAGAGATTGAACTAAAGACTCCTCATGGCGAGGTCGGTGTTCCGTTTATCGGAAGCACTTACCAATTGGAATACCACAGACAATGGGCGGGAGGCGAAGTGCCTTACTGTCTTACATTCAAGACAACAAAAGACGGAGTCGAGAGAACATTCTTGGTTCCGACTTATGAAATTTAGGAGACTAATATGGATTTCAGCACTATTTCAAAAGGACTCGGTGGCGGAGCTGCTGCTGACCCAATGGGCGGACCAATGGGTGGAGACAAGTTCGCAGATCTAGGAAAAGAACCTGGAGCTGATTTAGGCGGTGGTGACACTTCCGAAATCGAATCTAAATTAAAGATGGCATCCCCAGACCAACTCAACCAAATCAAGGGTATCCTTGGTATTGGCGGTGGAGCTGCTGGCGGATTAAAAACCCCTAGCTTAGGAGCACCCCCTATGGGTGGAGCACCTAAACCAATGGGAGCAGGGATGCCTGGATTAGACGGCAAACCCCCTTCAAAAGACTCTAATGGACCTATGTTTGGGTGAGAACCCAAATAGTGGTGTCCTAGAGAACCCGCTCGTTCGTTGTAACGGGCTCCTTTCGTTGACCGAGGGTATCCCCTTCGGTTTTTTCATTTTACGAAATTATGCCTATAACTGTAAAATAAATCGTTGACAGTAAAATCTTTGTAGAGTATAAAAGAGATGCCGGCAAGGATGTTGTGTTTCCTGCCGGCTTAAAAACAAATATGTACACCCTTAACTTAACAGACCTTAGGTGTGCATGTCAATAGAAAAAGAAGGTCTGAAGAAAGATTTTTATGTCTAATGTTTTAGCAGTCTTTAATCCGAGTGTTGAAGTCATCGACGGAATCGCAATGATGAGTTCAAAGGAATTTTGCATACTTACAGGTAAACGCCATGACAACATTATGCGAGATATTCAAGAAGAATTTACAAGTTTTGAGGGCGAAGATTCCTCAAATTTGAGGAATCTTTTAGAAGACGTTTCTGTCTTCCCCGGATTCGAGAAGGATATAATAATAGTTCAAAGTAAAGGAACTAAGTTATCACACATCCTCCTATCAAAACGAGCTTCACTAATACTTGGAGCAAGGTACAGCAAGCACGTTAGAAGAATACTGGTGGATTACTTTCTTTCTAAGGAGGCTAGTATAGTCACGGAAGCCCGTGGAAAATTACTTGAGGAGCAAAAAGCTTTCAAAGAAGCCCGAAAAACAAATGCAGAAACCATTATGGTGAAGCTTTTAGATATTGAGAAGAATACCCACTACCATAGGTTCGTAAGTGTGGCTAAGCCTGTTGACTATGATGCTAAACTTCAAGGGCAATACGTTAGAGCTTTAATGAGTGCAAGATCGGCTCTTGAAAAGCTCAAAGAAAAAGGTTATGACGTTCCGACCATTTATAGAAAGCGTATCTTAAGATCCTCTGATATTACGGGGTGGGGTGAGGTAGATACTCGCACTCGAACATTTATAGACGAAGAAGACGTTGAGCATGAGGTTGAAGAGACGATGGAAGAAATCGATATAAACATTTTAAACTTCTTGAACATTTAACTCCTATCTCTTCCCCAAGAGCAAACTCAAAATATGAGTTTGCTCATAAGTGAAGACCTACAACAGGATATAATTCCAATTTATGGCAAACTGTATAAAACTCCTTACTGCAAGCATCAAAGTGGATTCCTCACCCATAAATATTTCTTTGGTGTCACCCTTACTAGTACCTATATCGTAAAAAACAACCAAGATGTCCTTATTTAAAGGAAGCTCCATTTGAAGTTCTAAAGGGTCTTTATTCCCACTTATGCCAAATACTTCTCTAATCATCTTTAGTACATTATGATGTTCTTTCTGTATTATTGGCCCCTCTAACCTAACGTTTATTTCTATAATGTCTTCCTGTTCGAGGTTGGGAACGGGTTAATTCATAAACTTGTTCTCGACCATGTGAACCATCTGCTTTTGTAAGCTTAAGCATCTCTCCTAGAATTGCTTGCATTTGTTCTATACTCTCATGTAAACCTTCCCTGATGCTGCTCACCACCAAAGTGACCAAAGTATTTTCATACGCATCACCCACAATTGATGT